CCGAGTAAAGCGATCAATCAAAAACTCCCGTAGAGTATCGGCAGGAAATGGATGATCATCCACATCAACAGCACACCAAGAACCCCAATATAGAGTAGATCGATTACTACGTGTCGAACCGTCTTCGAAAACAGCAGGAGTAATAAGAGGACTACTGTTATTTCCACCCTTCTCACCTTTCACTTCAGAGATTTTATATAGCCAGTTGACAAACGAATCCCACGACTCAAACGACAGACGCCGGTGAGTCTTGTTGTCAAACTGATTCTTGAACATAGTTAATTCATACATGGGGTGTATCATATCATACACTAAGTGTATTTGTCAAGAGAAGAAATCATCAAGGGTAGCCTGTGGTTCTGCAGTCCATCCCACCGCATCCAGAATAGGTATGAGTGGGTCTAGGAATGTCTTGTCGAACATCATGTCGTAGTTCACGTAGTCGTGCAGTCCCAACTCAGGTGGGAGGTTCAGGGGATACGCAATCACGTTCTCTCCCAGACGGTTGGGCTGTCGCAGATAGACGAACTTGATCTTCTCACCGTTCTGTACCATCTGGTATTTCTTCTCCAACGCATTCTTCTTGATCGCATCATTGTACAGGATCGCACCACGCACGTGGATCGGACAACCTTTCTTGTAGACGGTCTGTCGGTCTGTCCACTTGGTGATCTCCGACACACCACGAGGGAACGACACATCCTCAGGCGGGAGGTTACTGAACTCAGTCCGGAAGTTACGGATGAACGATTGGGTGTCCGACTCCGTACCCTCAACGATGACACGGAAGATGTCCTTGAACTTGTCACGCACCACCTGTGGAGTCGATGACTTGATCGCCTCGATACCCATCATCTTGAGTTTGGGGGTGGCGTACTGGACACCCTCGTTGTTGTGCACGTTCAGGATGTAACGTTTCTTCGCCATCCAGATACCACGGTCTGCGATTACCTCACGACCCATCTCCATGCGGTTGGTGTAAGAACAAGTGACCCGTGCGAGGTCATCATACGCCTTGGTCAGTACGGGTTCGAAGTGTTCCGAACAAATCTTGTCTAGGAACCGAACAGGATTCTTGGGAGAAAAATGATCAACGAGAGACCCCATCCTAATATAAACAGAATCGGTGTCAATTGCAACAACGTAGTCCTCATCTGTCTTGAGAAGATTTTGCATTTCATTGTTTACGGCCCTCTCCGCCCACTTGATTGCGAGTTGTCCCGCAAGGGTGATCGACTCTGCGACACGTTGGTCAAAGTATCGGAACCACCGATTACCCAACGCACCGTAGAGTGAGTTCATTAGAATCTTGATCGCCATCTGTTGGTTGTTCAGTGAGGTGATCTTGTTGTCCAGTTCCTTGGTGTTACCGGACTGTTGTTCTTGTTGCAAACGCAACATCTCGTTCTTGATGATTCGACGTTCGTCGTAGTACTGTCGAATCACACTAGGGATCACACCTTCCCGTTCGTGGGAGAATTTGATTCCGGTAGGTGCAACAGAGAAACCAATACTATCTACATCGACAGTACCATCTAAGTACCCGTCAACACTTACATCGTTGTAGAACCCGTCTAGGACGGTCTCAGGGGACATATTGTACTGTACGATGATGTTCGGGTACAGAGAGTTGAGGTCGAACGAGGTGACCCAATCGTGGGAACCGACCTGTGGGTCTTTCACGTAACCGCCGGGGTACGAGGTCTTGGGCTTCTCCGTCTTGGGGGGAACCGCAATCTTCTTACCGTTCAGGATGCGGTAGATGATGGTGTCCCAGATGTTTGTGGTTCCAAGGGTGTCGTTGTAGTTCACACCACCACGGTACGCCATGGTCAACACGAGGGCGATGAGGTCAAGTTTCTCATCCAACTTCTCCACGAGTTCCACGTCCTTGATGTTGTAGTCGATGAACTTCTGGAAGTCCTCCTTGTAGAGAGTGTGGAGACTACCGTGTTCCTCATACGAGAGTTTGCGTTCACCCAGAACCACGTTTGCGATATGGTCAAGACGATAGGACTCTTGTTGTCCCAGTGTGTTGTAGGTGAACTTCTTGAAGATTTCTAGGTAGTCAAGGTGTTGGATACCCTCAAGGTGATACTCTTGTTGCTTCTTCCCGTTGATGGTCACGTTACCCTCACGCACGAGACCCCACGGTGAGAGTTTCTTCACCATGTCCTCACCGATGGTCTTAGTGATACGGTTGACCAGATAGGGGATATCGAAGAACCGTGTGTTCCATCCGGTTACGATGTCCGGTTGGTTGCGGAACCAGTGATCGACAAACTTCATGAGGAGTTGCGCTTCGGAGTCGCACTTCTCGTAGATCACATCCTCACCCGCATTGTAGTCGTACAGACCCCACACCCGATAGGGGGAGTTGGGTTGCTTCAGGGTGATGGAGATGACGGGGTGATCTGCCTTCTCAGGTTCGGGGAACCCTTCGTCGGATGCGACCTCAATGTCGATGGTGCACACATCCACCCAATCACGTTCGAACTGGATCGGGGTGGGAAAGTACTCTGCAATGAACTGCGACACGAAGTTGTTCATGCCGTAGATTTTGAAGTTGGGGATGTCCTCGTACCGCTTCTGGAATTCAGTCGCCTCCTTCATGGAGTCGAACTGCATGGGTTCGACGTAGGTGCCGTCGATACCACGCCACCCCGACTGCTTCTTGTCGGACTGGACGTACAGGGTAGGTTTGAACGGGACTTTGGTCTGCATCTTCTTACCGTTCTGGGCGTAACCCCGAAACAGAATGTTGCTACCATAACGAGCGACAGACGTGTAAAACATTGGTTGGTTCATATATGCGCCTTTATCAGTGTTCGTGTATTATACACGGATCAGGGGCGGATGTCAAGGGACAACTTTCATGTAGTGGTGTCGAGTCCACGGCTCCTCAATGTATTGATCCGGATAACCATGATGGTCTTGGGTGACGCAAAGGGTCTTGGAAACTACTTGGGTTGTAGGATTTGGTACGGAGGTCTCGTGGTTTGGGTCTGGATAGTTATAGGCCGAGAAGACATCCCGCCCAAAATAAAGTGTGTCACAACCATTGAAAGGATGAATGACGATATTTTCTTTTCCAAGGTAGTCACGTTTCTCTAAGTAGTGTACGATGTAATTCTTGAAGAGTCTTTCCAACACACCATAGGGCCCACCATTGATCCAGAATCTTTGTTTGGAAAGAAGTTCGTACTGCCACTTGGCACAGTGAGTGGTAAATGAATAACACCCCATGAACAAACCAATGTTGGCATAACAGATATCCTTTTCTTTGATGTAACCTAATAGGTTACGAAATTCCTTTTCGTTGAGTAGGTAGGTGTCATGTTCCATAATCAGGAACCGTTCTTCCGACTCTCCTTGTTGACGCATAAGTTCCCAGTGAGAACACATGCCCGCTTTCTCTGTTGGAGAATGATCGTCAGGTTGTTTTTTCGAATCCATAATCGCAAGAGAAGGTCTCCACTCATACTGAGAGGCGATCTCTTCGAAGTCAGGATGTTCTGGTGTTATGGCGTCAAAGGTTTCGAACTCAAGGGTTCCGTCATCAATCAGATTCTTGAATGACTCCCGACTGATCTCCGCATACTTCTCTGATCTCTCGTCGCCCTTCATTACGATTTGTTTTACCTTCATGCGCCTCTACCTCACATTCACCACTACAATATTGAGCCCATATTAATACACATTCAAATTCATCACCACAGTTTAAACACTTCCGCAGTTCCTTGAACAATTCATCTCTCCATAAGTGGGGGGACTTTCACCCCCCTGTTTTTTTAAGCTAAGGGAGCGAGTGATTGAAACATCATAACGACAACAACCGTCATAAACACCCAATCCCCAAGCTCATCTACTAGGGGTCTCATAGTATCTCCTCGTTAAATTACGTGATAGAAATTTTACGAGGTCTCTTCTCTTCGGGAAGTTCAAACTTCAACTGAACGGACAGAATTCCATCCTTTAGAGAAGCACCGTCAACAAAGACGTATTCGGACAGTCTAAACACCCTCTTGAACTTCTTCTGCGAGATTCCCTTATGGATATAGGAAGGTTCTTCACCTTCGACTTTGGCCTTCTCACCTTTGACGGTAAGAGTGCGTTCATCCTGTTCAATCTCCAGATCGTCCAGAGTAAACCCTGCGACTGCGATTTCGATTAAATAATCGTCTTCGCTAACCTTCACAATGTTATGTGGAGGGTACGTATCCGTGGCGTGTTTGGCAACCCAATCAAGTTCTTGAAACAGGTGGTCAAAACCCACAAACGAGGCACGAGGGAAGAGCGTATTAGCTTTAAGAGTATTAGTCATGTTGTATCTCCTTTAAATAAGCAAGACTATTGTACACCGGACTATCCGCATGTACTGTACTATATAGTATAAATACTCCTGCAACTATAACACTTTTTAGGATAATTTGTCAATGGGTGATGTAAAATATAATCAAGGGTCAGTACCGGAACAAGGTAAAGTTCTTGCATACAACGAAGCGGCTGGACGCATGGAATGGATGGACTTGGCCGAGACTGCGTATGTGTATGAGATTAACGAGTTCACCGCAGCCGCCGGAGGACAAAGTGCTTTTGTTTTTAGTGGTAACCTAACTGATTCGGGTGACGCTACTCCTAAAATGTATATCAATGGTGTTGAACAATCGTTCTCTCATAGTGGCGGTACTGGTACGAATCTGGGTACTGGTTACACCTTCACACTTGCGACTGCAGCCGACTCTGGTGCGACAGTAAGAATCATGAATACTCTCTACACTCCTTCCGATGGTATGATGTTGCAGTATGACAAACCCGCCGAGAAAACAAAGTTCAAGACCCTAGTTGATATTATCAGAGATGGTAAGGACAGTGCTGAACCCTACAGCATCGCCGTTTACGATTCCGACAACTCTACAGGCCCAGTCAAAACACGATGGATTAATCTTATCGATATCGTTGGTCACGAAGACTCATCCGGCAAAAAAGATAATGCGTTCATTGCCTACGATGAAGCGAACGACAGAACCAAATGGTTCTCTTTTGACTCCGCATTGGCGGTTGGGGCAGAAAGCGCCGAAACCGGAGACATCCTTATCTTTGATGCGGATGCGGTTGACCCGAATCCTAAACTCAAGTTCTCTCCACCGATGGTTTCTATTCCGGTCTTGTTCAGTGACATATCTTCATCGACAGTTAATGTGACCGTCAAGAAAGGTGCCTACGTCTCAGGTAGTCCCGCCCCCAGCACCACCTTGTCCGTATCGGGTGTGGGTATCTCAGGCAACTTAACTAACGGAGTTGTGTTAGGCCCAGCGACATCAAACGGAACTCTTGCGGTAACAGGTGCCGCAAAAGATTTAACTCTGAAGGATCAAGACTATACTGTCCAGACTGGTATGACCGATTCGGGTGATCCTGTAACAGGAACCGTGACGGACACCGATAAGGTGAGACGGCACTCAATGGCCATCATCACCACACCAGTGCCCGACTAGAAACAGACAGACGGATCAGGTTCTCCCTCAACACCAAAACTAAACGTCACACGTGAGATACGTGGAAAGATTTGGTGATGAGTTCCACGAGGTAACCACACATACTGGCCGGGATGAAAGTCGAACTCTTCGTCGTTATTGTATCCTTCGACTCGCAGTCCGATTGTACTAATCACCTGTACAAGGAACACATCCATAGTGTCCTTGTGCCAAGGGTAACTGTCTGACTCTTGACCGAATCCAGTAAATGCGATATTCGTGATTCCCTTTCTATCCGCATGGACAGCAAACACATCATTCATCTCTTCGACGATTGTAGATGCAAACTTAGGTGCGGACGGTCTATTGTGGAAACGATTCAAACCAATACGAAACTTACTGCTATTGGAATCAGTAATATCCTGCGGGTGTGAGTTCAACAAATCCATATGACAGTTCCAGTCATACAGTTCAACCCCTGCCTCTTTGGGCAGTTCCCCGAAGAAAAACTGTTTGTTTCTTATGTGATCATCACGATCTTCAAATATATTAAACGTCATTACCATACTCTCTTTCATGCACGACCTTCCATGAGTAGTAGAAGGTTATTCCACCAAACACCATAGGGCACATGAATACTGCCAGTAAACCAAGTAATCCCATCACTTGTTTCCGATATTGTACTTAGGACACAGCTCCCATTGATCTTTGTCTTTGAATCCGATGATCTTGATCTGACGCATCGGCGCACAGTCTTGTGCAACTTCTTTGTTCTGAATCTCCACGAGTCCCCAGTCCTGAAGCAGTGTCGCAATCGTGTTGCGTCTCTGCACGTCAGAAGATTCTAGGTTAGACTTCTTACCGTCCAACATGAACAACTCTTTGAAGTGAACGATAAAGTATCGTCCCTGCTTGTGTAGGATATGACACGACTGAAATAACTTGTTCTCTTTACGAGACGCAACTCCAATTCGTGTGAGCGTTTCCCTTACCTTCAAAAAGTCATCTGGTTCTGCCAGAGTGACCTCCAACATCTTCGTTGGATTCCATTCAACGATGTTATTTTCTTCCACCTTTGTTCACCTTATTTTTTATAAATTCAATTTGTTCGGAAGAGAGTAGGGAGAGTACTTGGCGGGCTTTCTCATTGCTATAACCATAATACTCTTTTACAACTTCCACGTTCATTTCACTTTCGGGTTTTACCCATTTGGAGAAACGTTTCCGCTTCCGAATAATATTTATAAAAAATTCATATTGTAGACGGTTGTCAAGGTGGTGGTTGATGTTCATCGCATTAGCGACATGTACGGTGTCAGGAAAGTAGGACAGAGTACGGTTGACCACAAAGGGTACGTACTGCTTTTCTTCGTCTGTACTTTCCATGAGGTTTTTCTTGGACATGTTGATACTGTTCAAGAAATCAAATGGACTAATCTTCTGTCCAGCCATAATCATAATCCTCTTCATAAATTTTCATTATACGCCTTTTCTGCGTATCTGTCAACTTTTCGACGCCACCATAGTAGAGAGGTTCGGTTTTGTTTTCACGGATTTTATCAATTGCCCTGTGTATCTTCGAAGCCCTTCGAAGGTAATCTAGGAGTTCGGGCAATCTATCTATTCGATAAATTTTATCGTACTGCGATCTGTTACCCATATAATACGCTTGAGTAAAGAAGTGACTGTTGACGATATCTCCTTCTCTTACCCCGTGTATCAAGTCATCTAAACTATCAGGTAACATGTCCAGATCAGACATCTTACTCAGAGTTTCAATCTTAGCCGTAAGGTCTTCTGATTCAGGATTCAAGTCCAAAGTCTGTTGTGATCGAAGGTACTCTTTCTTAATGTACTCGGCAGCAGACAAGAATCTTTTAACTGGATCACGTGTTACCGCAATACGTGTGCTGTCTTTTCGATAGGGAAGTTGTTCCCTATAACCATACTGTTTGATGTTCAGCATTCTATGCGCTTTTGTTCCCATAACAAGCGCTTCGGCAGCCTTCTGATTTGTTTCCATGTCAACACCACTGCAGTACAATAACGCCCATTTCAGAGTTGACATTCCGTTCTTCGGACATATGCGGACATCGATGTTTTGGGGAAAGTACAATACATTGTCCATAGAATTTGTGATTCCACGTATTCTATATTGTATTGCTTTTTTTAGTTTTTGTTCAAACTCTTCTTGATTCATATCTTCACCACAGGAATTTTACACTGATTTAAAAACTCTAATCCTGCTGTGCCTTTTGGATAAGTCTCCGCATAAAATACCTTTTGTATGCCTGATTGGTAGATTAACTTGGCGCAATCTAAACAGGGCAGCATCGTAGTATATAGTGTTGCACCATCACAATTTTCGGAACTACGTGCGACCTTTGCGATTGCATTTGTCTCTGCGTGTAGGACTTCCGGTTTAGTTTTCAATCGGACATAGACCGGATCGATCTCTTTCCACTCTCTACTTCTTGCCCACTGAGGCCAGTCTTCATCCTCGCAGTTGTTATCCCAACCTGATGGCATACCGTTGTAACCGATAGAGATGATTCGATTGTCCTTTACAATGACACACCCGACCTTCGCACGTCTTGCACTAGAGAGAGCACCGTAGATACCGGCGACCTTCATATGTGCGATATCCCATTTATCCAAGACCCAAAGCCTCCTTAATCTTGGGTTCAAAGTAAGTGTCCGGTTTCATGACCTTCCCAGTCTCAGGGTTCTTGATCAACTTACCTTCCTGCACCTTACTCATATTAGACTGGTAGACTGCCTCCCAGACCTTATAGAAGTCGATACCCAGACTACTTGCAAGACCCATGATGACCCACACCATGTCTGCAATACCGTCCGCAACCTCTACGATATCCTTGTTCGCAAACGCCTCTTTAGTCTCGTTGAACTCCTCCTCAACCAAATCCATATAGAGTTTTGCCTGATCCTCATCGAACATTACGGTAGGGTCTTTGGGCATATCATACCGTAGAGATTGATCTGCGGCCGTCATAAAGACATCCACGTCCTCTTGAGGTGAGAACCCTTTCTTATTCTCCATCTTCTTCAACCTCGCACTTGTGTTCAACGTAAGGACATTCGTTAGTCCGATTAGGCATCTCAACTTCTACGTAGACGAACCACGCAGTCAACAATAGAACAGGTAAGACCATTACTTGACCTCCACGTTTGCCATGACCTCAGTCATACAGGCGACCAGATTAAGTTCGTGATCCGCCACGAACGCATTCTTGTATTGATAATCAGCGAGGATCAATACGAGTTGGGGAATCGACTGAGGTTGAACGTATTCGTTCATCACGTCATAGATTCCACGGAAGACGGTTGCGGGTTCCACGTCCATATTGTTGACAACCCAAGAACGCATCTTCTTGAAGTCCTTCTCCTTGAGTGCCTTGAACAGGACACTGTAGTTATCATTTGCGTCATTGATGATAACCGTAGTTTCCAGTTGACCGGAGATAGAGTGACGTTGCAACTCGTTGAGTACACGTCTCCAGTCCGGTGCGTGTTTCATGATAACTTGTGCAAGGGTGTCAGGATTGAATGCGACCCCTTCGGTATTCAGAATCTCAGTTGCACGAGACATGAACTGACTGCACAGAGTCGCCTGCACCTTCTTACTGAAGTTGAACTCGTAGTTGGAACAACGAGAGTGTAGGGGTTCGATAACCTTGTTCTTGAAGTTACAGGTCAGGATGAACCGACAGTTGTTGGAGAACTCCTCAATGAACCCACGGAGTGCGGGTTGCGTAGACTGAGGATTGAGGTAGTCCGCTTCGTCTAGAATGACAACCTTGTATCCACCAGACAGGGATACTGAGGATGCGAACTGTTTGATCTTGCCACGAAGGGTATCGATGTTACCCTCTTCCGAACCGTTGACCACGATGTAGTCAAGACCTAGTTCTTCACAGATGGCACGTGCGATAGTTGTCTTACCAGTACCAGCCGTACCGGAGAACAACATGTTGGGAATCTCACCACCGTCTACAATCTTCTGGAAGGTGTCTTTCAGTTCCTTGGGAAGGATAGTCTCAGAGACTCGACGGGGGCGGTACTTCTCGACCCACAAGAATTCATCACGCATATAGTGTACTCCATCATTTAAATAATTTCACGTATCATACCACAGAGATGTGGGGAAGTCAAGATAAAAAGTGACAGGGAGACCGGACGATCTCCCCATCATAACGACAGCATTACTTCAACAGTTCGACGATCTCCGCCTTCTTCAAACGAGAAGAAGCAGTCACGCCTTTTGCTTCAGCCATGCTGAGTAGTTCAGCTTTGGTCAACTTCATGAGGTCTACATCGTCGATCAAGTCTTCGATTGCTTCCTCAACTAATTGTCCATCACCATAGGTTTTGGGTTCTTCGGGGCGAATCCCTGCGTCATCCATAGGAGTGATTTCGGGATTTCCCTTCACAACCAACCAAATAACACCAATCACAACTACTGCTGCGATCAGACTCAACGTTTCGACCATCACATATCCTCCGGTCTGGTGGGTTTGTCTCCTTCTCTAAACACATAGTCAGAGTAGGCATTATATAGTTCAAGTAGAACGGGGTTCTCTTGAGCTATACTCTGTATACGATGTTTGTTAGCTTGACCTCTCTGCCATACACTATGGTCATCTGAGTACTCGTAGTACCAGTCGTGTCTAACTAACTCATCGTAATATTCACTTGGTTTCATATCTTTCACTTATAAAAAATGTGATCGTCTATCTTCACGGTTACTTCAAATGCAGACGACCAGTCTGGTTCAACATAATCCGCATGGTAATGCGTACTACCATCTGTAATATCAATCGTGTCGCTGTAAACCAGATCAGTAAGATTATCAAGTATCTTATGATACGTTCTTACATCAACAGGAATATCACTCTTCCCATCACACCACCACGAGAAGTGACACATATTTCGAACAGGCATCTCGTTACCCTTCCAGTTGGTATATGTAGGGCCCTGATATATCACTTCACAGATAGTGTCCGGAAACTTGGAAGAGTTAACACGATTCAACACAACTTGTGCAACAGCGATCTGTCCTGCAAGAGATTGATTGCGAGCTTCGTAGTAAGAGTTGAGCGCCAAACACTCAAGGTCTCTTTCGGAATAAAAAGTCTCCTCCACCACTATCTGTGAATCGTCCGTGATGACGGGGGCGATAGTAGGTGGAGGAGCAACATCTGTCACAGACTGGACAGGAACTTTTTGGGAATTTTTGTAAAATCCGAAAGAGGTCAGTATAGCCATGACCACAATCGAAATTACAAAAGTCCTAAATGTTACCTCACCTCTCATGAGGCATAAGCCTCAAACCAGTTACTCAACTCGGCGTAGGGAATGATGTGACCATTCACCATCTCAAATGAAGACTGGTAGTCCTCACGGGTGTTGTTGCGAATGACATACGTCTCATACTTCTTCGCAATCTCCTTACGCATGTAACCCATCGTATCGTTCTTCTCAGTGCGGTTCACTTGGAACCCACCATCGATCTCAGTGAGATAATAAGGAGCATCCCACTCCGCAACGTGTTGAGACTCCACGTAGTCGATATCATCGATCAACTCTGAAGAGAGCACGTACTCTTCGAAGTAGTCACCGTCTTCGGTGACAGCATCGGATGCACGTTCCCAGAACGCCTTGTCCATTGCTTGAGTGAGGTCACAGTTGACCACGTAGGTGTTACCACCTTTGTACTTCCAGCGCTGAGGGCATTCACCCTCACCGTCCCAATCATGGGCACCGTAGTTCTCACGGATTTGAGTGTGGAATACAATCTTCATTACACTTTCCCCTTATAACCAAGTTGACGCATTGCTTGAACCGGACTAGACGCTTTTTCCAAAGCAACGTACCTTTCAACAGAAACGTACTTCACTAGGAAGTTAACCCACGCCTTCCAAGGCTTGTACGGCCCATACTTGAATCGAGCGATAAACTCAGGTTTTGGTTTACCGACCCAAGATGGGTGACAGTCGGGTCTTGCGACTTCCATGTTGACAGAACCTTCATGACGACCATAGTACATCAGGTAAGAACCGTCCCAAACAAAATCTTCTTTAACAAACGCAGTCATAATGTATCCTCACTCTCAATTACAGGGTAATTATGACAGGTTCTTGGTCTAAAGTCAAGCGTTTTTTATAGATTATTTTCGAATATTGAGAAGATTCCTTAGAATTTCTAGCTCTTTCTCCTTCCTCTTAGACCAAGATTCCTCAGTCCGATCCTTCTTGGGGAAGAACTGAGATACGAGGAGACGCTCGTATGCACCCATTCTTCGTTCATGTAAACCCTTCTTCATAGGTTCCTCCATATGGTGCCGGTTGAGAGAATCGAACTCCCGACCTTCGCATTACAAGTGCGCTGCTCTACCTGCTGAGCTAAACCGGCAATTCTAACTATAGTGTAAACACGTCATCATGATATACTTATCACAGTCCTTTGGGGTCAGACCCGCATGGGGAAACATCCACATGGGGGGAAACACGACCACACGTCCTGCTTTTGGTACAACCTCGACATCTAGATTGGGGAACACAGTACACCCATCATTGTCATTTAGATACACAATTGCCACTGCATACCTTCTTGCAGTCGCATGATCTGTCACATCAATGTGAGTCTTAAACTGTTGATCCGAACCTTTTCGATACTTCTTTATTCGGAGAGCTTCTACGCCATGAACCTCAACGTAGTCACTCACCCCAACCTCTTCGAAGTACTTGTTGTAAACAGGAACAAGACTTGTGTATAATGAGTTGCAATGACTTGCGCCCCACTTACTAGTGTTCAGTTCTAACTGATCAAAGTTGTACGCCTTTGTTCTGTACTTGAGCACCTCTCTATCACGAGTTTCCTCAAAAAGATCGATAAGGTATTCACACTCATCTTCACGGAATACGTTATCGTAGACTCTTACGTAATCCTTGAGTTCCTTCATTCAGGCAATTTATGTCCCGTAGTTCTGCGAACGATATCGTCTGCATCAAACTCCGACCAGTACAGTTCAAACGCTACACCACTCTTAACACCGACGAATTGGTGCCACTTGCCGGGTTCTACTTTGTAGTAGTCACCCGCCCGTAGAATGGTTTGATCACACAACATGTTAGCACGGGTTTCAGTTGGTTGTTCCTGCCAAGTCTTGACCATCAGGATACCAGACTCAACAAAGAATCCATTCCACTTAGTTTTGTGATAATGTTCAGAACAACAATGGTTCTCTGTGAACTCAATGCGATGGAACTCAAACGTACTGTTGTGTTCGATGAGTTCCGTTGTTCCCCAAACTTTTCCTGCTTTCATATTGTTTCCTTTTTGGTACGCCCTTCAGGACTTGAACCTGAAACCTACGGCTTAGAAGGCCGTTGCTCTATCCAATTGAGCTAAGAGCGCTTAACGTGCAAGTCTGCATAAACGTTTTCCGGTTTAGATTCTGCGTATGGATCAGCGGGACAGTTGTCCGTAAACCCATCCTCTTCCCAGAGTTCTTTGATTACAAGGTCATCTACTAACGTTGCATATCTCCAAGAACGTTTACCGAAACCAAGGTTGGATTTGTCAACTAACATACCCATACCTTCCGCAAAGTCTCCGTTACCGTCCGGTAACATCTTGACGTTCCTGATTCCTAACTGTTGCGCCCACTGGTACATTGCGAATGCGTCATTCACAGACGTACACCAAATCTCTTCAACACCAAACTCCTTGAACTCATCATACATGCGTTCGAAGGTAGGTAGTTGTTCGTTGGTACACGTGGGAGTAAATGCGCCAGGCAAACCGAAGATGATAACTTTCTTACCACCGAATAGTTCACCTGTCGTAGTGCGAACCCAACGAAAGGGATTGTCCCCTTCGAAGGACTCAACACGTTCACGCATATGGAACACTACGTCAGGTAGATAACCGTAAGAGTTCCAACTTTTCATTTACTCTTCTCCAGCGGCTTCCGATTGGAAACCTTCTGCGAGTTGAACGAGTTGTACCGCTTGATCACGTAACTGTCCAATCGTAGAGAGTTCCTCTCCCTTGAAACCACCACGCTGTACCACAGTGTCGATCACTGCGATGGTGGATCGTGCGACCCGATTCCCAAGTTCATACGCCTGAGAGTGGTCTGCTTGCGCTTCTGCTGCTTTTGCCATGTTAGACTCCATATGTCGATGATTTTTCTAGTGCAATAAAGTATTCAATATCAGATTGAACAGACTTGAACTGAGAGATGAGTTTCTTGGAGATACTCACTTCAAAGTCCTCGTTGACAATCTTCAGATTGTTCACATTCAATACGAAGTTGAAGTCAACCCCGTCTTCATACGAACCATCCACGTCAATGGTAAACGCATTCGACGTTGCATCTTTGGTGTCCAGAACTGAGATTTGAATACACCCGTTGTTAGGGCGAATTGAAATCTCATTGTGTCCTAGTGCCGCCGCTGCACGTTTCACACGACCCAACGTACCATTATCTAGGTTAAACTTAACTTCGAATTCTGGAAGAACGATGTCCTTCGAAGGCGAAGTAAGCATATCAGGATCAGAGTAGAAGTACTTGATCCGTGAACGTCCCGTAGTATCACCCACGACCACATAGTCCTTCTCAAACGAGAGAACTGGTTGATCGACCAGACCCAAGACGTTCAAGAACTCATTGAGATCGTAGATACCAAAACCTACGGGAAAGTCTTCCGACACACTAGTACGTGAGAACACGTTACGTGCAACGGAAACTGTACGAACACTGTTCCCCTCTTGGAAAACGATGTTCGGATTAATAGTCGCATAGTTCTTCAGAACTGCGAGTGTGCGGTCAGATAGTTCCATAATATTTACCTTTGATTGATATGTGCGTATAGTACCATAGGTTTACTTGACGTGTCAAGCGGCAACCTTCAATTTACTGAAATTTTTATCCTTCGTAAATTCCAGTCGTCGTTCGAACGCAGCGTCTTCCAACTCAGCCTTGTGAGAGATGACGAACACGTTCGTTTCCTGTTCACCCAGTGTGTGAATGATCTTCATCAAGTTCTCCACCCCATCGTCATCCAGAGACGAATCAAACGTCTCATCAAGGATCAGTAGGTTGGTGGCCACTGAGTTCTTCATCTTAGCGATCTGTCTCCACGTGAATAGTAGGGACAGGTCAATGCGTTGCTTCTCCCCTTCGGAGAATGAGTCATACGAGAAGTTGTCACGGAACCGTGAACGGATGGTCTCGTTGAAACTCTCATCCAGATCGAAGTGCACAAAGAAGTCTAGAATCTGTAGGTACTGGTTCGTGAACTGATTGATCACGGGTAGGTACTGCTTCACGATCTTGGTCTTGATACCAGAGTCCTTCAGTAGTTCTGCACTCACCTGTTGGTACGAGTAGTTCTCGTGCAACTTGTACTTCTCATCTTGTTTCGATTCCAACTCTCCACTCAGACTCGCCAGTTCGTCGTTCGCCTCTTTCATCTCACCAGTATTTTCTGACAGGCTGTCAAGTTCTTGACGTATCCTGTCAATATTCCGATTGAGTCGAGTGATGGTCTGATTGTTGTTGTTGACCTCGTTCTGCAATTCACGAGCGGCATCCATCTCGGCGTGAAGGTCATACAACTGTTTGTCGAAGTCCTCCATCTGAGAGTCAGACTTACTCATTGCATCATTGAGTTCCTTCGCACGTGCCTGTGCGCCCGTCTTCTTGGACTCACGTAAGTCTTCTGCAATGTGTTGGTCACACGTAGGACAGTGTTCGTTCTCTTCAAAGAACTTCGCTTCCTTTACTACCGCCTTGATCTGAGACTTGAACGTCGATTGGTACTCAAGTAACTTCTCACGAGACGTGGCGACTTTCTCCAGTTTCTTCGACACGTTCTCAATCTGTGTCGATGCCTTCGACATGTTCTCCGTATTGAAGTCCTGCAGTTCAGTAATCTCCGCAAGAATTGCGGTGATTTCTGATTCTTTCTCCTTACGGTGTGCGGTGTTTAGGGCAGACAGATCACGCAGATACTTCTTCTGTGCATTGATCTTGGTCTTGACCATTTCAATCTGGTGACCGTTGTCCTTGATATCTTCCTTCAGTACCGCCATCTTCTCCTTGAGTAGGGCATTCATCTTACTGAACATGTTGATGTCAAGTAGGTCTTCGATCACCTCACGTCTCGCACCGGACGCTAGCTGCATAAAAGGTACAAAGGAACTAGAACCCAACACAACAATCTGGTGGAAGGACTTGTGGTTCAACTTCAGAATGTTGCGCTCAAGCATCTGTTGATACTCTTTCGCATGTGAGTTCTGGTTAATCATATTATCGTTAGCCCAAATCTCAAAGATGTTGGGTTTGATTCCACGAACTACTTTGTACCGTATACCGTTGACTGTAAAGACTACCTCTACTACTGTACCCTTACCGTTGATAGAGTTAATCAACTGCGGCTTGGAAATCTTGCGGTGAGGTTTACCGAACAGGGCAAACGACAGGGCGTCCAACATAGTAGACTTACCCGCACCGTTGTGACCCACGACAAGAGTGGTGGGTGTCACAGTAAAATCAATAGTAGTAAAGTTGTTCCCCGTCGAAAGGAAATTCTTCCATCGGAGTTCTTCAAACTTAATCAAGAGTTCCGTCCTCTTTTATACCACACCAATTGCATGACTGACCCTTCATGGTGTGGATTGGGCCATTATGTTTGCACGTATGATACCACATATCATCTGGGCTGTCAATAGGTTCGTTGAACGCCCGTTTACGTTGACCAAAGATTCGATCCCATCCTTCGGAATACTTGTCGTTCATAGGACGTGATTTGATTGCGTCCCCTGTAATATCATTCTTGCTGCTCAACTTGAATACCCTTCCCTGCCAATGCAGTTCTCAAAAAATCCAAAAAGATTTGTTTGTTACGACGATCAAGGGACTGGAAATGTCTCTTGTCTTTCTTGGTTGCGACTCCGGCCTTTCGGAGCAACTTTGCAGTCTTACCACGCATTACATCACCTCCATCTGTTGTGCTTCAATCATCAAGGCGGATATCTCCTTCTTGATGCGGTCTTTATCTAGATCAGTATTAACGTTGTCGATGTAGTCATACACGAGAGTCTCAGTGTCATCCACAGACACAGTGTCTCCTACGTTCTCACCGATGAACTCTTTGAAGTCCTCCATGACCTTCAGTTCATGAATCTTCTGATTCTGAATGCGATCCACGAACCGTTCGAACTCGTATGCGTCACCCTTGTTGACCACGATCAACTTGACGAACTTGTTGTCAAGATAACGCATGTCCTTGAACTTGAAGTTACCCATCTTCTCGTGATCGTAGTAAATCTTCTCGTAGATGGTGATGGGATTACGTACCGGAGTCAGTTCTCTTGTTTCAGTATCAAGAACGTGGAAGTATTTGTTGTCGTTGCAGTCGTTCCAGAAGAACTCCATCTGAGAACCAAGGTAGTGAATGTTACCCTGCGTAGATTTCGCATGGAAGTGTCCGGTCAGAACCATCTCAAAGTTTGCGAAGTGACTTGGGTTCATACCATCGTGACAGGGCATACCCCGTTGCATATCGAACCCCTGCAACTCTAGGTGTGCGCCCACGTGAGACGCCTTACACGTAGAAAGAAACTCAAGTGTGTCTTTCTCGTTCTCTGGATTGATCCAAGGGATGAGGGCCATCTTCAGACCGTCATAGTCCATCACGGTAGGTTCCATGATCAGGTTCACTTCGTTCATGTAGTGACCCTGCAGTTCCTTTAGTGCATTCAGTTCATTCGTGTTCTTATAATAGGTGTCGTGGTTGCCGGGGATGATGTCCATCGTGATCCCGTACTCACGCAACTTCTGTAAGAAACATTTACGGTTGTGGTTGAGCGCCTTGAAGTTGATGGTCTTACGATTATCGTAGTAATCACCAAGGTGCAAAATCTGTTTGATGTCATTCTCTAACAAATACGGAAAGAACACTTCGGTGTAGAAGCGTTCTTGGTAATCCATAAAGATGTCAGAAGAATTCCGAGCACCACAATGGGTGTCATTCAGAATCGCTATCTTCATAATTAACCTATAGATTGACTAATATATCCGACATTCTACACGAACGGTAGAGGTTTGTCAAGCATTTTCGACATCGGGAATATTTACGTTTGGGGTAGGCATCTCGCCTTGATATTGCATCTCTTCTAGTTTGCGGTTGAGGGGTATACACCAATCCCACGTGGTTCTTCTACGGTTTGTAATACTGCCACCATCAAACACCTGAAGGTAAGTGGGAGAAACTCCCAACCCGTCTCTCTTCTTAAAGGCTCTTAGGTGTCCCTCCAGTGCAAGTTTCTTTAGCTTCAGATATTGCACGGTGTCTTCCCCTATCATCAGAGAGTTGTCATAGTCAATGTATTCCGCCGCCTTTCGTGAGATGAATACCATACGAGTCATGTACTCATACTCTTCACTGAACTCATTCATGAAGTCATGGAAGATTTTCCTTTCCTTGGAATGCACTCTGATCTCATCGTCATCACCGACACGATCTGCTTGAAAACACATCCACTCATACAACTGTTTTTCAGACAGTTTATATACATCATCTACACTTTTATCGTAAGGATATCTGACGCTCCACTCTTTTGGAAATTGGGATGCCAACATGTTGGGACTAAGACGATCAACATCGATTTCGCCCATTATTTCAATCTGTTTATACAACACAACAAGATCGGGCGGTTTGGGTCTACGTTCCAACTTTGTATAATACTCAACTCCCGTAGGAGTTAGAATATCACCCGAATCTATGAACACACCATAGTCATCATCACTCTTAAGGAACACCTCCATCATAGAGTTCTTCCCTGTGGCTGGAGTGCCATCCGATTCCGTAACTACGTATGGCACTCTCATATATTCGCACATAAGAATCAGTTCTTGTGCATCACCAAGAGTGTTGATTACTACTTGTGTTTTGTCTTTAGGTAGTCCTACCAGAGTCCTTTTGAGTGCAGCGGAGTTGTAGGACACCAACACATAGAATCGCATCAAATCAGAAAGTCTGTTAAGTCCGAGTCCGCCTTGACTCTTCGACGCTTACGCTTCTTCTGTTCGTTCACATACTCCTTGAAGTCCGCATCATGTTCTTTAACAAGATCGATACGTTGACGTAACACATCTACAAAGGGAACCACGTTAGAGAAGTCTTTCTCTTGATCAGAGTGACCGTCAAGGAACGCCTCAATCCCTGCGTCAGAGATGTACTTGAGTTTAATGTCCTGTTGCTTCTTCTCTTTCTGAATCCTCCGAAGGAATGCATACCACGAAATCTGTGTGAAGTATGCAAATGCATTAGGATTACCTGAACGAGTCGCCGATTCGATATTGTAGTTTTCAATGGCCTTGAGACAGTTCTCCACTGCGTCCATCACCATCTCTTCACGATAGGTATACCGGACAAAGTTTGCCTTGTGTGAGAGACCCTCCGCAATCTTAAGGAAGCACTCCGCAATGTAATCGGGTACGACAGGTTTGGGGTCACCTTTTTTCTGACACCACTGTACACGAGTGCAATAGTCCATGACAGCTTCGGAGAACTGTCGGTTATTGACGTAATGTGGTTTATCTTTCGGTTTCATTTAATACTATTACTCCTAATATTTCACATATTATAAACCAGATTGGGTCTTACTGTCAACTACTCTTTTCCGCAGATCACTTGTAGAGAATCGGTGATCTCTTTTGTTGAAGTAGATTTCAATACCACGAGCCGCACACGTTGCACGACCTGTGAAAGTCTTGTCCTTGTACTCTGACCCAATGATTCGAAGATCGATGTTGACCATCTTGAGAATGTCCTCAAGGTCTTCTTCGGTCTGGTAAGGAATGATCTCATCGACGTATTTGATTCCCGCCAGTTGCGTATACCTCTCAACCAAGGTC